TATTTAAATTTGAACTATCGGATCTTAAAACTCTTAGTGTACCACCATATGAAAGATATGATGATGCAGTCATCCAATATTCAAATTGTCCGTCCTGAGTTAATGGTTTTCCGTAAGTTGCTATAAGATCTTGTTCGTTCTCTACTAATAACGGTACATCGATGGGGCCTTTTTCAAATGGGCCAGCAATCGCTCCGACCTGTTCGTTAGCTCCAGTTATATTACCGATAGTCAAGTCAACTTCTCTTACCTTGACTCCAGGAGATACTAAGTTAAGCGACATGTCTTTCCCTCTTTATAAAAGATTCAATTTTACTAAAAGTATTTATTATTTGCTACTTTTACATTGGGGAAACAATGCATGAACATTACCAATCTGGATATGACCATTCAGTTGTTATCTTTGTTTTCTTTCGATTCTTTAAAATTCTTCTAATTGTGCATATTTTACATTCATAAGAATATCCAGATGGAAAATTTCTTTTATTCTTACGAATCAGATAAAACTCATTGACTAAATCTTTGGTTTCTCCACATACTCTACATTTTCTCTCTTGAAAGAGTAAGTGTTCTAAACTAAAACCAAACTCTTCAGTATTTTCCATTATAAAACCTGTATTACTCCATTACAATCAGGAAAATCTTGGAATAATTTCTTTTCTATACCCATCTTTAGAGTTTGAGCACTCATCGCACAACTTGTACAAGCACCTCCTAATCTAACTTTAACAAAGTTTGTTTCCTCTTCTATTTCTACAAATTGTAAATATCCACCATCAGCTTCAATATAAGGAGCAATTTCAGATAATGATTCAATTACATTTCTTTCAGTAAAGTCCATTAGAGTATCAGAATTGTTTGTGATCCATCTTTGTTGTCTATTATAGTTATCTTTTTACCTGGAAATGATTTGGATAATAATCTTTTCAATTTCGCATGCTTAAATAAGTTTTTCACTACCGATACTCCCACATATAAGAACGATCCCCATATTCATCAACGTGCCAAGTATCCCCCTCATTATCTACAAAACTACCATCATCAAGTCCATCAGATATAAAACCAAATGGTGCCATATCTTGCTCAATTTGATTTTTTTGCTCTTCATATATTCTCTTTCGTATATCATTATCAGTCATTTCTTTAAAATATTCCTGTGCCACTAACCAAGCAAATAGAACTAAACACATTGCTAAGTCATCATTACATCCCTCTTCTGCTTCAAATGAATTGTGTTTTTGTGAAAAAGTAGTTAATTCAGATATGATTTCATAATCAATTATAAGTATCTTATCATCTTCTAATAGTGTTTTAAGATTTGAACAACCTAATTTTTTAACTGCTTGAGTTGTTCTTACACCCAACTGTGATCTTTTACCACTAAATCCAGCACCAACAACTTGACCTGCACGACCTCTTTGTGAACACATTAGTAAATTATCATACTCTAAATCATAATTTAAGATTGATGCAACCTGATCTCCAATATCATTTACTTCACATAATATGAATGCTTTATTATATGCTTTACCAATATCATCAATAATACTAGGAAACAACATTGGTTTAATTTCATTATTACGATATTTTGCAACTGCCTTATATGGAAAGTTTGTAATATCAAATACTATGAATGCAGAGTAATCATTACCCAATCCACGAGCAACGTCAACAGTTATCAAATAATTATGATCCTTTAAGGGCACTTCATATACGTCCAAACCTGCATTTTTTTGTATTGGATTTTCGTATACTAAATTTTTTAATTTAGCAGGATTTATTAGAGTATTAACAGATCCTAAAAATTCACATTCAAACTCAACCTTGAATTGTTGTTCAGATGTGTTTGCAATAGTTTGCTCTTTCCACGCTTCATCACGACCTGGTACTTCAGACCAGTGAACTTCAGTCGGCAAATATTCATTTTTATTTCTCTCAGCATCATGCCACATACGATAGAAGTGATTCATCCCTCGTGGAGTAGATACAATTATAACTTTTGTTTTTTGACCAGATGAAATAGTAGGATATACAGATGCAAAGAAATCATCTGCAATATGATTTGGGATAAATGCAAACTCATCAAGGAATATTACATTATATGATCCACCTCGAACAGCAGATGATGATGTAGAGTTAGCAGATATTTTTGAACCATTTTCGATTTCTAATGAACCTTTGTTCCAAGATATAATACCTTGTTGCATCCATCTTGGTAAATTTTCATATGCAAGTTGCAGTCTACCTAATAAATCACGGGCAGTAGAAGCTTTGTTTGCAAGTATAGCAATATTAACATTATCATTAAAAATCGCATAATGTAAGAGATATGATACAACCGTTGTCGATTTACCTGTCTGCCGAGGCATCTTACATATGTTGAAACGGTTCTCATGGAAATTTTGAATTAACTTTTTTTGAAAAGGGTATTGCTTGAACGGAACTAGACCCTCATCAAGAGATACTATCTTTATATAATTATTTGCGAAATATACAGGATTATCTTTACACTTTAAAAATTCAACAATATTCTCCTGTGTAAATTCAATAGGAGTATTTGCCTTTTTTAAATTGGGATTACCAAGATAAACTTCACTCATTATGTAAAATTAAATTTTAACTTATTGTGTATCCTACTTTCGCACCTAATACAGCAGCGTTTGCAGCAAAGATTGCTTCAGTTGATTTCTTCTCAACAACTTCTACTGCATTACCTGGTAATGTAAAAGTTCCAATTGTTGTAGATCCTCCAACCTCATCAATAACAGTTACTAATCTAGCAGTACCACTATTATTAACTAGACGAACTGCTGTAGCACTACCAAAGGTGGATGCACCTGCAGCATTTGTGCCACACGCAGCTTCAGTACCTTTAATTAATGTGATCATTATTCTAAACTTTTATTGACTATTTATGTTGTTTGTATATTCTTATCATTTTTTCTCTTACCTAGCAACCCACCTGCCTTATAATTTACATTAAAAATTTTCTGTTCAATAGAACGTAAATCTAGAGGCATATCCATTAATTTTTTACCTCTAATATCTCTTAAATATTTTTGTTTTTTTGGAACTAACTGTTCCATGAAAATTTCAAAAGTTTTCATTACACTTTTGGTTTTGGTATTGGCACTAATTTTGTTGTCTTTTTTCTACTACCATCAAATCTGGTTGTGGTTCTGTAACCCTTATCTCTAATGTCTATAATAACATTTTCAGCTTCTTTTAAAAAATCTTTAAAACTTTTCATTATGCTAAAGCGAGTATTCTTAAATCTTGTAATCTAACTGGAGAACATTCATTCGTTGATATCATAACAATTTTTATAGTAAATCCAGTGAACTGTTCTAAATCATCTACAGTAAATTGATATTCTTTAAATTCATCAACACCACCAGGTATTACAAGTGCATCTGATCTACCATCATTGTTTGCTTCATCAATTACAAAATCACCAAATCCATCTCCATCAGAATCAATTAAATTTTTGTAACCTGGAAATGGTCTATAGGTCAATGATACTTCAGAAGAATCTGCACTGTATAATCTATAAAATACTCTAATGTCTGCTTCTGGTGGAACATTTGCACCAATAAGAACTTTTAATGAGGTTGCAGGTTGCTCTAAATCAACTCTTTCAGATACGAATACCGAACCATGAGGATCATCAAATATTTGATTTGTGCGTGAGTCAGTTGCATAATTTTCTAATCCAACAGGATTATTAATTTTATTTCTTCCAAATATGAATGTTGCATTTTTTAAATCTAAGACTGGTGATAAATTTGCATCATCAGTTGATAATTCTAAATCTAAATAAAATGATTTTTGTTTAGGAAGGGCAGTCAATTTATCTTCATTTATTGTAGATGCAATTAATCTTGGAGTATCAAAGAATTTAAATGAGTTAAGTGGCACTGGTTCAACTCCTTGATCTATGAATGATACTTCAGAACCACCTGCACTTGTTCCACTAATTGTTCTTACTGCAGAAATTATGTTTGTCGTTGTAGTTGGTGTTATAAAATTAATTTGAGGTTCAAAGGAACTAAACTGATGGTTTTGTGAAATCTTAGCATTATCTCCACCAAATGCTTTTTCATCTCTAAAACATAACAATGCATTACCAGTCCTTTGATTTAAAGGATCTAGAGCAGTTCGATTAACTTCAAGATAATAATTATCAATATCTGAATTATCTTTGAGTGTTGTATTAGTTGGAATAGTATGAATAGTGTTAATTCCTACTAACGATACTCCAGCTGCTTCATATGTTTGAATACTTGCACCTTCAGGATGAGGTAGTGCAACGGTATTTAAAACACCTCTTGTAAGTGTAAGTTGTCCTGTTCCAACAACATAAGATACTATCTCTTCTTCAATTAATGCTTCTCCTCTATCTGTTGCGATTCCTGAGAATGTTGCAAATGGAGTTGTATTACCAAGAGAAACTACAGTACTCTCCGCAGTCAGTGATGAAGTTGAAGGAACTATTAGTGTATCTGGTCTGACATTTTCTATTTCTATCCTATTATTTGCTCCATGATGTGCGTGGTTGTACTGTGTAACCTCGAATACATTACCTGCATACAAATCACCATTTTGCACTGAGTCGCCATTTACAGCAACGTTGGCTATAACTGCTCTTGTATCATTACCAGCACCATACTGAACTAATGGTTGGTCGTTTGTAAACTTCTCTCCCTGAACATCAGTTAGGTATAGAGTATCAAATGTACCGTTAATTGCTGTAACAACAAACTTTAATCCAGCACCTCTAACTACACCACTATGACTGTTATCCACAGTTAGCACATCACCAACTTGATAACCATTTCCTCCATTTTGAATAGAAACAGCAGTAACTACACCACCTGATACTGTGGTGGTTACTGTACAACCAGATCCACTTCCAGTCAAAGCAACTGTGCTTACAGTTCCACTTATACTGTAACCTGATCCACCTGTCACAACTTCTTCAGTTGAAATAGTAGAACCTTGACCTTCGATAATACCTGTTACACTTTGATCTTCTGAATCACCAGCAGCACCTGTACTTACTTTTCTACCAATAGGTAAATTGGCATTTGTTCTTGTACCACTACCATCGATAGTTACTTTTAATTTTCGAGGCAATGAACGAATAGGATTGTTTGTTAATGCCTGTGTATTAAAGTTACCTGGTTCAATTGGTGTATTGTAAAGGGTAACTGTTCCTGATTCAACGAATTTTGCTTTACGAAGTTTGAATGTTAAATCTTGATTTTGGCTAGGTGTCCAAATTGAACCATTTTGTGATTTAAATAAACTACCACCAAGATACTGTTTAGATACAACTACATTTTGTACATCAGGTAATTGTGTTGTTTTTATAGATTTTTCACCCATAGTCGCACACCACATAGTATACTTATCAGATGAAGGACATAAGAATACTATTGCAAACTCTTCACCAGGTGGTAAATGTATGGGAGAATCAAATTTTATTGTTGTAGGAACTGATGCATCATCTGAAACATTAATTTGATCAGGATTTAATGCTATTTCAGCAAAATTCTCAACTAATTGTTCTGTTGGAATTCCTAGTTGTACAGTTCTTAATTCAACAAATAATTTTGCATTTTCATCTTTTGATGCAAAATAAACATCAAACGATGTTAAATATGCACCTGTTTCATTCACAGTAAATGATTGTGCTAATGGGTCTTTTTTACCTGCTCTCCTTCTTCTTCTCCTTCTTCTTCTTGTTAAAGTTTGT